CACTAAGTTAGCGGCTGGCGCAAACTGGTTCAACCTAACCTGATAACTAGGTAACTAAGTCGCTCTGGGGAGTAGTAGCCCTCTACTCCCCAGAGTCTTATGAAAGGATCGCACATGGCACTTACAACAGTTGCAGAGCTTCGCAGCACATTAGGCGTAGGCACATTGTATTCAGACGCGACCCTTCAAGAAGTGGCAGATGCCGCAGATGCAGTCCTACTTCCTATGTTATGGACTAACAGTAATTATGCTGTGTCACATTCCAGCATTGTAGGTGAGGGAACGCTTTACTTTGATCAAGAACTTATAGACACTTATTATGTCGGGCAGACAGTTACAATAACAGGATGCGGTTCGTCTTTTAACGGATCTAAAGTTTTAACAGCAGTTACACCTTACTCAATAACAATGGTTACAAATCATGCTGCCATCAAGCCAGTGCATCCTATTGCACCTTTTGGTAAAGTTACAGCGACAAATTACACAGACTGGACAACAGACACAGCAGTCCAGCAAGCAGCTTTAATGATATCTGTTGAAATCTGGCAAGCGCGTACAGCCACCCTTTCAGGCAGTAACCTTGTCGATTTCCAGCCAAGCCCTTATCGAATGAGCGCACAGCTTCTCGCTAAGGTGCGAGGATTGATCGCACACGCACTTGATCCGCGTTCGATGGTGGGCTAATGCCAGTTGCAATTACCACACTCCGCACCACTTTAGCGACTGCCCTAGTCAATAACGCTAAGTGGCAGACTTTCGCTTTCCCACCTGCAACAGTTTTAGCAAATTCTGTAATTGTGTCTCCAGATGATCCTTATCTGACACCTAACAACAACAGCCAGATTTCAATTAGCCCAATGGCTAACTTCAAGATCGTGATGACAGTCCCACTCTTTGACAATGAGGGAAACCTTAACGGCATAGAGGACACAGTAGTAAGCGTGTTCGCTCTACTTGCTGCTTCTAATCTGGTCTATAATGTAAGCGCAATCAGCGCACCTAGCGTTCTCAATGCGGCAAGCGGAGACTTGCTTAGTTGCGAGATGTCCGTATCAATACTCACGAGTTGGAGTTAAGCATGACCGAGTGGGAAAAAGAGCAGGAAGCTTTCTTGATCAAGATCGGTCAAGCTAAGCCAGCAGCACCTAAGCCAATAACCAAGAAAGACGAGGAATAATCCAATGGCTGTATTTCTAAACAATGGCGTGGTTTTGACAGTCGCTACAGTGGACTTGTCTGACCATGTCACAGCAGTAACAATCAACCGATCATTCGATGAGCTAGAAGTAACAGCGATGGGTGACACAGGTCACAAGTTCGTTAAGGGTCTAGAAGCATCATCAATCACAATTGATTTTCTAAATGACACAGCAACAGCAGAGGTGTTACCTACACTTCAAGCTGCATGGGGAACATCTGTAGTAGTAACAGTCAAGCAGACATCTGCTGTTGTATCTGCATCAAATCCTCTATACACAATGACCTGCCTAGTGAACAACACTACAGATGTCAATGGCTCAGTTGCAGACCTAAGCACACAATCAGTGACATGGAATGTAAACGGCACAATCGCAGTAACCACAGCGTAAAAACTAACAAAGGGGCTAACCATGGCAAAACTAAAGATCGTTCGACAAGATGGAAGTGAACTGCAAGGCGAGATAACTCCAGCAGTGGAGTATGCGTTCGAGCAGTATGCAAAAAAGGGTTTCCACAAAGCCTTCAGAGATGAAGAAAAGCAATCGGATGTTTATTGGCTTGCATGGGAAGTCACACGCAGATCAGGTGAATCTGTTAAGCCTTTCGGGATGGACTTTATTGAGACACTCAAGAGTGTCGAGGTTCTAGACTCTGACCCTTTAGCTTAAAGCGCGATCTTCCGTTCACCTACCTAATTGCTAGGCTAAGCATTAGGTTAGGGATCGCGCCACAGCACTTACTGGAATTAGATAAGACAATGCTCGATGCATTAGTGCAGGGGCTCAAGGATGAAGCGAAAGAGGTGAGCGATGCCAACAGAGGTAAAAGGCGCAATCGCTCTTAGAAAGTCTCTACGCGCTTTCAGTCCAGATTTAGCAAAAACATTACCTAAAGAAGTGGCTGCTGCTCTTAAGCCAATTACTAAATCTGCTCGTGGGTACTTGCCAGATAACTCAGCAATCTTAAGCGGATGGTTGCCACGAGAAAACTCTCAGGGACGCTTTCCTACTTATGATGCCAAAATTGCTAGATCTGGAATTGGCTACAAGACAACACCATCAAAGCCTAATCGCAGAGGATTTAGATCTCTTGCTCGCGTCTTTAATAAAAGTGCTGCTGGAGCAATCTACGAGACCATGGGTCGTAAAACTCCGGAGAGTCGCTTTGTGCAAAATCAGAATAATAAATATCGCTCAGAAATGAAGGGCAAAAATAAGATGCAAGGTCGCGCCCTATTTAAAGCTTATGAAGAAAACAATGGCAAGGCTAAAGATGCAGTGCTTAAGGCTATTAACTCAGCAGCCAATAAACTAAATGCAAGAGCGAGAGGTTAATTATGGCTGACATTGTTATCGACATAGCCTCGGAGTTCACAGGTAAAAAAGCTTTCAAACAAGCTGAGACTTCTGTCGATAGGCTTACTAAAAGCACAAAGCAACTTGCTAAAGGCTTGCTGGCTGTTTATAGCGCACAGAAGATTATGTCCTATGCAAAGGCATCTGTTAAAGCTTTCGCAGAAGATGAGAAGGCGGCAGCCTCATTAGGACAGACTCTTAAGAATCTAGGTCTGGCATACGGCGCAAACGCTGGAACAGTTAATGGATTTATTTCTCGCCTTGAGATGCAGACAGGTGTGCTAGACGATGAGCTACGCCCTGCCATGGATCGCTTATTACGCGCTACAGGTGATGTTACAAAGTCTCAGGAATTACTCAACCTTGCTCTTGACATTTCAGCAGGTACAGGCAAAAGTCTTACACAGGTTTCACAGAGCTTACAGAAGGCTTACCTTGGGCAGACTCAAGCACTCGGTCGATTAGGTGTTGGTCTATCAAAGGCAGAGCTTGAGACATCATCCTTTGCTGAAATCCAAGATCGCCTTAATGTTCTATTCGCTGGACAAGCAGCAACCGCCGCAGACACTTATGCAGGTTCACTTGCTAGATTAACTGTCGCAGGCAACAATGCCAAGGAAACAATTGGCAAGGGTCTAGTCGATGCCTTCGTAACTATTACTAACTCATCATCTGTTGATGACCTAGTAACCAAAATCGACAAAGCCGCTAACTCGATTGCTAACTTTACTCGTGAGACTGGCAAGTTCATCCAGATCACTAAGGACATTTTTAAGAATCCTAGCTTCTTCGCTCCATCTGGCGGCTTATTCGGTGATGGAAAGGGCTTTGGGAACATCTCAATGACTGTGTCCTCACAGGATACTCAAAGAGCAGATGCCATCACTAAAAAGAATCAGACGCAGATCACAAAGCTCACTAAAGAGCAAGCAGCAGCCCAAGCAAAGATCCTCAAAGATAAGAAGTTACAGGCTACAATTGATAAGGCTAACATCCTTCTTAATAAGGGTACAGATGTCTTTGACATGGACAAGATCCAGAACGCAGCCGCTCTTACTAATCAGGCAGAGCAACTAGGCAAGGCAACGACTGGCTCGCAGCTTCTACAGATCGCCAATGACACTGCTCGACTAAATGTAAAGAAGTCAATCCTTGCCCTAGAAGATGCAATCGCTTCTAAGGATGAAGCAGCCATCGCGTCTGCAACAACTAAACTCAATGCAGACCTAAAGATCCTCAACACTCTTACTGGTCAAAGCCTACAGATGGCTTCCATCCAGTCGATCCTTGCTGGTCTCGTACCTAAGGATCTAGTTAATCAAAAGAATCTAGATGACGCTCTGGCTAAGATCAGAGAGATGCTTGCTCTATTGGGCAAGGCTGCATTACCTGACCTCACAGCAGGTGGTAAAGCCGGTGGTACATCTGGTGGTAAAGCTGGTGGTACATCTGGTGGTTTAAGCGGTGGAAAGAGCGCAGCACAACTAGCACAAGAGGAAGCTCTAGCAGATTTTTTCAAAAAGAAATTAGCGGAAGAAGCTGCTGCTGCCGCTGCTGCTTTAGCCGCTGCTGGTCGAGGTATTGATGAAGAAGGAATCACAGGGCAGGTCATCGAACATATCGCTGCTGGCTCTGACATCGATGCAATCCTAGAATATGCAGATGCAGCAACAGCAAGAGCTAACGCAATTGCATCATTACTAGAAGGCAACAATGCCGCTGGTATGGCAGCTTTGACTACTAATGCTCTAGCTAATGCAGCCTATGGCTTCCAGTCCTTCCAGACTGCCGAGGCAGCAGCCTTCCTACCGGCTGGCAACGGCAGCATAGGCGGTGGCGTTGGAGCCTTTGACAGAGACATCAACATCACAGTGAACACAGGCGTGGGAGACCCTAACGCTATTGCTGAGGCTATTGAGAATCTATTACGCGAGGCTAACTCTCGTGGCACACTAACGAGCGGATTGTTGAATATCGCATGACATGGCTTCCAGAGTGGCGAGTGACAGTAGGGGATGATGTCTATACGACTGTCACCTCTGTTTCCTATGCCACTGGTCGCTTGGACATCGATCGCCAATGCACAGCAGGTTACTGCCGAGTAGAGATCATTAACACTACTGGGGCAGAGTTCACCATCAATGTCACAGAGCCAATTACTTTAGAGCTTAAAGACTCAAACGATACTTACATCCCAG